TGCGCCCGTGTAGCTTTATCCGTGCTGCTGACGTATTGGCGCCGGTAGGTGTAGATGCGGCGTTCGCGCTGGCGTTTGTCGATGAACGGGCCCACCGACTTGATGATCTGGCCGTTCTCTTCCGCCCATTCGCTCGGGCGCCAGCGTTCAGCCAGGTCGAGGAAGGAGTCGACCCAGATATCCGTTGATGCTTGGCCCCTCCACCAGTCGAGCAGGTACAGGTCATCCTCGGGATCGAGGCCGCTGACGCCGTGGACGGTGAAGTCCCCGCCGTGCGCGGTGACCGCATAGTCGCTGGCACCGTAGATGCGCAGCGTGTCACGCGGCGGCGGATCGTCGTACCAGCGGACCCAATCCTTGAGGAAGTAGTCGCCCGTCTCGGGAGCCGGCCGCTGCTGGTATAAGGCGCTCCAATTTCGAGTGCCCTGTGCAATACGTTCGATCTCGAGCTTCTCGACGCTGAAGAAGTCGGGCCAGAGTGCCTCGCCAGGCAGACGGCCGAGGGGATCGCCTTCCTCCGCCAACGCTGGGAGATTGACGACCTCCCAGATCTCGCCATCGCGGCACTTGATCGGGCCAGACTCGCCGGCGTAATCAGCCGGCAGCAGCCGCCCGGCCAGGTCGTCCTCATGCCAGCGCGTTTGAATCAAGATGATCCAGGCGTCGGGCAGCAGGCGCGTGCGGAGGTCGGATAAATACCAATCCCAGAGCGTTTGCCGCAGCGACTCACTGTCCGCATCCTCGCGCCCCTTCACGGGATCGTCGATGATAGCGCCATGGGCGCGTCGGCCGGTGACGGTGCCGTTGACGCCGACCGCGTAGTACTCGCCGCCGGCTGTCGTCGACCACGCGCCGGCAGCCTTCGCATCTTCGGAAACCTGAACTTCCGGCCAGGGCCACTCCGGGATGGCCAGCAGATTGCGCGTCTTGCGACCGAAGCTGATGGCGAGATCGACGATATTCGATGCTTGGATAAGGTGCCGGTCGGGATGACGCCCACGATACCAGGCCGGAAACAGGATGCTCGCGTACGTGCTCTTCGCATGGCCTGGCGGCTCGAACAGCATGAGGCGTCGGATTCCGCCGCGCTCGACCGCTTCGAGCTTCGCGTTGACGTACTGGTGGTGGCGCGCGGGCTCAAGCCCGCGGACGTGCCGGGCAAAGTCGTCGAGGCTGCGCCGCGCCAACTCACGCCGGAGCAGCGCAGGGTCAAGCGACTTTAATTGCTGCCCGCTGAGCGATTGCGTAGAGGTTTCTGAGTTCATCCGTGGACAATTTCGTTAGGTCAAGACCGCCCTCAGTCTTAATCGGGCCGCCGCCAGCGCCAGTCATTTCGACCGTGGCTTTGTCCCGGAACCGCGGATCGCGGGACTTCAGTAGGAACATGAGCAATGAGTCACTGAACTCTTTGATGCTGCCGACTTGCACGCCCTTCTGGAAGATTGGCCGCTCGGTCCCATGGTAGGCCCGGCGAACTGCCTCTTCCTCCAACACCGCGATGCCGCGCTGATAAGCATCCTCAAACAGCGCTGCAAATTCTGGGTCTGACTCTTTCCAGTCGTAGACGGTGCGGCGCCCGATATTTGCCTTCTCGGCGGCGGCTGTGACGGTTCCGCCCAGGGAAAGCGCGGCCAGGAAGAGTTCTACTCGTTCGTCGGTCTGTTTCGTCCGATTCGCCATATGCTACTCCGCCGCCATCGGCAGCAATGTCGGGATGGCAGCCTGACCGGAGAGGTCGGGACGGTATCGCGGCTGCCAGCCCTTGATGGTCTCGACGGCCGACGGATCGACGGCGCCGCACAGCTCGGCGATGGAGCGCAGCAGACTGTCACGCTCGGCGTGGAAGCGGCGGCCTTGCCAGCGGCGTATGGTGGTACCGCGCTTGACGCTGCTGCGCTGCAGGATCCATTGCAAGGCACCGTCGTGAGCGACCCGCCAGCCGTCGTTAAGCTCGAGAATTGGGCGGTCGCCAGCTTCATTAGGCGTGTGCTGGGGGGCCTTCTCGTCACCAGAGCCGTCAGTACCCCCTTCAGCCGTGTCACCGCTTAAAACAGCCTCGAACGCGGCGTTCATCGTCAACCCCGCATCGCCTCCTGGAGCACGGCGCGGACCGATCCGGCCTGCGACCGGTTTATGTCAGGCCGAGTAAGAGAGATGGGTTGCGGCGCAACAGAAATTTTTAGTCTCAACTGCCACCGAAACGACGGCGATAGAGCTCGTCGATTTTCTGTGTCGCTAGTTCGACGATCTTCCGGCCCACCGCCTCGCGGTTTTCAACATCGGCGCCCGACAGCAGCTCAAGATCAACCACTCGCTCGAGCGCGCGTTGATGAATCTCGCCTGAAAACAGAACTCGGCAGTAACGCCGCCGGAATCGCGTGCGTCGCATCCGTTCCGCCGCCGCGGCGCGCTCCCGCGCCTTGGCGTCGTCGGCGTCCATGTCCCCTTGGTTGTCCTCGGTTGTCGTCTCCGACTGCATTCAGGCCCCGCGCAGCTCGACGACAGGGCAATACCCAACCAGGTCACACGGCACGCCACGGCGGATTGAGTCGAATGGCCCGACAAGTTGCCACACCGCGATCGGGAACCATGTGCACTGCCAGCCGTTAGCTGCCGTATGGCCCGGTTCGTACTCATCCTTCTCGCACTCGATCGCATCCGCCAACTCGTTAGCAGTTGGGCACAGCGATTCTCTGCCCCCGCAATCCGCAACCGGCGATAAGACCCCAGCACAAACGCCATGATCGACGACTACCAATCTCCCTCCGACGTCCCCGATTTCCAGGCCAGCCAACGTGAAGCACTCGAGGTCAAGCTGACGGCTCAGGACCTCGGCATCACCCCCGCCCAACTCCGCGGCCTGCGCCTCACGTATGGCAAGGACAGCGCCAAAATCAGAGCAGCGGCCGAGGAATTGAGACGGCAATGAAGACACGCAAGCACCCAAGCCGCGCAGGCCCGCGCGCGCCCGTGTGACGCCCGAAGTCACGCCGCCTCCTGCAGGGCCGCGCCTGAAGCGCCGGCGGGCGGCGAGGAGGAGGTCGGAGCCGAGGCGACGCATTCAGCCGGCTCCAGCGTAATCGAGCCTGCCTCGCCACCGTTTGTGTAGAGCGTCAACGTCGTCGGCTCGCCAAGTGGGTCTGCAACGACGGCACGGGTGGCCACGAGAGGCGTGCTGCTAGTCATGCGCTCACTCCGCGTGAGCGCTGTTGAAATCGGCTGGGCCACCTGTTACATAACCTCAGACGTTGGTCAGTGATTTCGTAACGAGGGGCTTCAACATGGCGACAGGGCGGTTCGTGGCCTACTACCGCGTATCCACGAAGCGGCAGGGTCAATCGGGCCTGGGCCTCGAGGCTCAGAAAGCCGCCGTCAGCGAGCATCTCAATGGCGGCCGCTGGCGGCTCGTCGCCGAAGTCGTCGAGGTCGAGAGCGGCAAGCGCAGCGATCGGCCGAAACTGCAAGAGGCGCTCGGACTGTGCCGGCTCCACGGCGCCACGCTGATCATCGCCAAGCTCGATCGATTGGCCCGCAATGTCGCGTTCATCAGCCAGCTCATGGACGGTGACGTCGATTTCGTGGCTTGTGACTTCCCGCAGGCGAACCGGTTGACTGTTCACATTCTCGCTGCCGTTGCCGAACACGAACGCGAAGCTATCTCTGCGCGAACCAAGGCCGCACTGGCCGCGGCCAAGGCGCGGGGGAAGCGTCTCGGCAACGACGGCAGCAACCTGGCCAACCGGAAGAAGGGGGCTGTAAGGGGAGCAGCCAGCCGCAGGGCGAAAGCCGACCGGCGCGCCGCAGATGTGATGCCGGTCATCACTGATCTGCGGGCCAGCGGCGCCACGAGCCTTCGCCAGGTTGCCGCTGCACTCAATGAGCGAGGCATCCCCACCGCGCGTGACAGCAACGGGAAACCTGGCCGAGGCTTCAGGTGGACCGCTGCACAGGTGCTGCGCGTCATACGGCGTGGCGGCGATGCTGAGTCCGCCAGGAGCGGCTGAGGGCAACATCACGCCAGCTTTCCCACCGCAGCGCGGAGCCGGGCTATCTGGGCACTGATGTCGGACGGCGTAGGTTCCGGTTTCGGCTCGGCTGGCTCGAGTTCGACGATTTCGTAGGCGGGCGTCCGCCAGGTAAGCTTGCCGTTGGCCGGCGAAGTCGACGGTTCTGCAACGACAGAGTTGGTGTTCGTGTCCCCGACGATGCGAAATCCCGTTTCGCCTTGTCCGTTCGCGCCGCGGCTGACCCTAGTCTCTTCTTGATAGACTGAGTCTTCTTCTTCAAAGCTCTTTCTAGTTAGATCCAGTCTAGTTAGTGCGAAATGGGATTTCGCATCGTCGGTGTCGCCAAATTTCGCATCGTCGGGGGTGGACGAGGTGAAATCCGGCTTCGCATCGTCGGACCGTTTGAGCGAGGGTGGTGGCGGGTAGACGAGCACGTAGATGTTGGCAGTCCAACCGCCTCCCATGCGTGCGCCGTTCCGGCGTCGCCCGATCGCACCAGTGCCGAGCTTCTGTCTTATGGTCGTGACGTAACCAAGCTCCTCCAAGCGCCGCAGATGAAGCTGCGCCATGCGGCGCGTCAGGCCCAGATGATCAGCGATCGTCGCCACACTGGGGCAGCAGCGGTAGGTCGTGTTATCGGCGTAGCAGCAGAGCACGGCCAGGACGCGGAAGGCCTCGGACGATAGGCGCCGATCGAGCGCCGCCGCGCGTGACACCCTCGCCCATGTGCCATTGCCCGGCCGCCCGGTCATGCCGCGCCTCGCTTGGACGCCGACTTCGCGAATGCAATATCCCGGCTGCGCACCCAGGCGCGGATCTCGGGGCCGGGTTCAAGAGGCATCGGCTGGCCCCACGGCGGTTTGTGGCCGAATTTGTCGAGGAACTTGTGAAAGACCCAGCCCCGCGCGTTGAACTGTCTGGCGCGGGCGCGTTCGTTCGCAATGAACCACAGCCCGGCATGCCATCGGTCTTTCTCGATGGCCGTTGGCGCGTTGGCGGGTGACCTACGATTGCGGTCAAGCCGCGCAAGGTCGCCATCGACGAAGTCGACGGACCGGGGCGGTGGGGCAGGGAGGAAGCCGCAGGAACGGCAGCGCTCGCCGGCAGTTCGGAGGGCCCCACAGCGCGAGCAGTCGCACAGTCGGCTCTTGCCGCCGGCAGCCTTGCGCTCTTCGTGCGTGCGGTTGGCAGCCCTGCGGTCGGTCGACAGCGTCCACTGGACGGGATCTTCAGCAAAACCGTGTTCGAGCGTGGCGCCGGCGTGGTCGAGGACGATGCAGTCCGTCTTGCCTGGCGCTGGCCGAAGTCCACGCCCGATCATTTGCCGAAACAGGCCCAGCGACTTCGTCGGTCGGGCCAAAACGATGCAACTGACGGTGGGGATGTCGACCCCCTCCGTCAAGACCGCGCAATTGCAGACTACATCGATGTCGCCGCGGGTAAGCCCAACGAGGATGGCGTCGCGCTCTTCCTTCGGCGTACTGCCGTCGATGTGACCGCCTCGGACGCCTGCTTTCTCGAACTCGTCGCACAGATGACGCGAATGTGCGACGTCGACACCGAAGACTACGGTTTTGCGCTGCTCACCATGGCGGAACCAGTGCGTGAGGATATCGCCGACCAGCTTGGTGGTGTTCATCCGTTCGGCTAGCTGGCTTTCGACGTAGTCGCCGGCTTGCGTACGGACTCCCCGCAAGTCTGGCGTCTCGGCTGGTGCATAGACGACGGTCCCGACGAGGAAGTTGAGCTCGATCAACTCTGCAACCTGCGGGCACTCGACCAGCACCTCGAAGATGTTGCCGAGGCCGCGACCATCCTTGCGGCATGGCGTGGCCGTGAGGCCCAGGAGGATTGCATCCGGGTACTTGTCGATGACCTTGCGGTAGGTCTCGGCCATCGAGTGGTGACCCTCGTCGACGATGACCAGATCGGCAGGCGGCAGTTCTGTCGATGACCCCCTAATCGCGCGTGCCGTGAGTGTCTGCACGCTGGCCACCTGCACCGGTTGTCCGGGTCGCGGCGGCCATCCGCCTTGGATGATTCCGGCGTCAATGCCGAGGGCGAACAGCTTCTCGCAGGTCTGCTTGGTGATCTCCCGGCGATGGCTGAAGAACAGGACACGTCGCCCGCGTTCTACGGCGATGTGGACAATGGAGCTGGCAATCACTGTCTTGCCGGCGCCAGTGGGTGCGACCAGCAGAATTCGCCTGCGGCCTGCATCGATGGCGGCGTGGAATCTGCCGATGACGTCGACCTGATACTGCCGCAGCTCGCTCATGCTGCGATCTCCAGCCGCCGCTTGGCAGCGACGACATC